TGATAGCTTGGAAAGAAATATCAGGCAGGCGCGAACGCCACGTGTCCGGTCTATCAAGATTGCTCAAGCTGAAACCGCAATCGCAGAAGCTCGCGAGATTGTAGCACCGGCTGGGGTCGATCTCCCGGCCTTTGCCGATCTCACAGAGTTGAGCCTGACACTTCGCCAGATCGCCGCTGGAATGCTGGAATACCCGGATTGGCGTATTGTCATGCTTGATATGGTTCGGGCAGCCCGCGAGGAAGCCGAGGCATTTCGGGCACAAGAGGACGAAGACGTTATTTCGTTGCTTTTGCTTGGGCATTGACATGTTCCATAATCTTGGGTTATGGAACTAACGATACCAAGCGGCCATGCAGGCGCTTGCCTTTCGAGATTGACATTTCATGTCGCCGGATCGCGAGCGCGAGGCCCTTGAAGCTGAGCAAATCCTCAACAATGCTTTCCTCGCCTCACTCCTGAAGGAGCTTGAGAGCGATGCGATTGAGCGGGCTATTTCAGCGCCCCTCACCGACCACGATTTTCGCGCTGCCGCACTTGGCGAGGTTCGCGCAATACGGTCCCTCACGTCGAAACTCTCCATGAGGATTGCGGAAGCATCCGGGAAGCTCCGGCGCGTTGGAGGCATCGCATGATGTCAAATTCAACCAAGGAACCCTTACGATGAGCGACAACAACAACCCTGCGGGGATTGGTACCGGCTCGTCTGAACTGGAAGACGATGGCCTTGAGGCTTTCCTCGCCGATTCTGACGATGAGAACAACGGCACTGAGGAAGAGCTTGACGCCAGCGCCGAACAGGACGCCGACGCCGACGAAGAACCCGGCGATGAGGACGGCGACCAAGATGATCCGGGCGATGAAAATGACGCGCGGGTCAAACTGGCAGACGGAACGGAAGTCACGATCAAGGAATTGATCGACGGCTATTCGCGCCAATCGGATTACACGCGCAAGACGCAGGAACTCGTTGGCCTTCGGGCCGATCTCGATGCCAAAACGGCGCGGATCAGCGAGCAGTCTACCGTTCTTGAGCAGCACCAACAGCAGCTCGCGACGGCCTTTGAGGACGTGGTTGGTATTCTGGCGGCACGTATGCCTCCGGAGCCTGACCCGCGCCTCGCCCAGACCGACCCGACCCGCTACGTCCAGGAGCGAGCGCTTTATGACCATGCCTTGCGGGAAATGCAGGGCGTTGTTGCTCAACGGGATCAGCGCCAGCGCGCTATCGCAGAACAGCAGCAGCAGGTCGAAGCGCAGCACATCGCCGTTGAGGCCCAGAAGATCGAAGCCGCATTCCCGCACATCAAGGGCGCTCCTGAGAAAGCCAAGGCTTTTTGGGATAGCGCAATGAATGTCGGGCGTGAGCTTGGCTTTTCTGATGCTGAACTCGGCGCGGCTCGCGATGCACGCTTTATCATCGGCCTTGGGCGGATGGCGGCGATTGCAGCGCGCGACAAGGCGCGAACGGAGTTGCCTAAGCAGCTTCAGAAGCGCCCCGGTGCGGCACCATCTCCTGTCCGTCAGCAGGCCGGAACGTCTGGGGCAAAAGACCTCCGGGCATTTCGCCAAAGCGGCAACGTTTCAAGCGCCTCAAAGGCCTTGGACGGCGGCGCTTTCGATCATCTCCTTTAAGGGATTTACGGACAATGGCCCAAATCAGTGGCACTCTCGACACCTACCAGACCAAGGGCAAAGCGGAAGATTTCCGCGATGTGATTTACACCATCGCGGTGCAGAACAAGCCCTTCCTCTCGCTTGCTGGCAAGACCGATAGCGTGAAGGCAACTAAGCACTTGTGGCAGACTGACGCCCTTCGCACGCCGGCGGATAACGCCCAGATCGAAGGCGACGAAGCCGCATTTGCTGTCCCTGCTGCGACGGCTGAAGTTGGCAACTTCCTCCAGATCAGCCGGGAAACCGTCATCGTCACTGGCACCAATCAGGCCGTGAAGATGTATGGCCGCAAGGACGAACTGAAGCGCCAGCTTCGCAAGAAGTCCGATGAACTGCTTCGCGACGTGGAGCGTGCCATTGTCGGCGTCAATCAGGCCTCGGTCGCGGGCGCTTCGGCAACTGCACGCCGCTCCGGCTCTATGACAGGCTGGCTGACCACGAACACCTCACGTGGTGCCGGTGGCGCAAACGGTGGCTACTCGTCTGGCTCCGGCCTTGTCGTCGCGGCGACGGACGGCACGCAGCGCGCCTTCACCGAGACGCTATACAAGTCCGTTGTGCAGTCCTGTCATCAGCAGGGGTCCATGCCTTCGATTGCGATGATGTCGCCAAAGGACAAGGTAACGTTCTCGTCCTTCGCAGGCATCGCGGTCAATCGTGTTGACAACTCGGCGGAACGTTCGGAGCACAAGCAGGCAATTATCCTTGCTGGCGCAGATGTGTATCAGGGCGATTTCGGCAAGCAGGCCATCGTCTCCAACCCGTTCATGTCTACCGCTCTTGGTGGCCGTGCTCGTGAAGCATTCCTGCTTGATCCGGGCATGGTGGACGTTGGCTATCTTCGCCGCATGACGACTGAAACTCTTGGCAGGTCGGGCGATGCGGAAAAACGCCTCCTGCTCTGCGAGTGGACCCTCGTTGTGAAGAATGAGGCCGCGCACGGCGTGATTGCCGATCTCACCTGATGAAATACGGGCCGGGCGCTCATGCCCGGCCTTTCCTCTCAAACGGAGCCAGACAAATGGCAAAGACGGATGAAACCATGGTCAAGGTGCGTGTTGAGCGCAAATATTGGCCGCTGACCGCAACGGGCGACAATGATGCGCTCGACATCGGCACGATCATCGACCTTCCGCAGTCGGAAGCCTTCGCAAAGGCGAATGACGGCGTTGTCTCTCTGGTTTTGCCGGAGAAGTGACCGATGTTCGATCTAGGGATTAACGCTGATGATTATGCCGATGGCGAAGTGGTCTATCACGACCCCATAACCGGAATGCGCGTCACGAAATACCGGATCGACGATAACACCTATGCCCTGAAGCGCGAATTTCCGCTGACGCAACAGTTTCTTGACGCGTGCGCAGAGGATCGGGCCGCTAGCTCAGGGACACGATGGGGCGACGGGAAGATCGTCGGGCGCATTCCGATGCATCTTCTCCACGATGAAAACCTTGGCCTGGGGGACGCTCTTCGGGACGGGGATACCTCCTACCTCGGGAGGTTCCTTGAAGAAAACCCCAAGCTGAAAACGCGGGACCGGATTTGAGCGCGATCAACGACTTTGCAGACCTGTTTGTCGCCTCGTCCGAATATGTCGGGCGGGCTGATTTTGCACATCTGTTTCCCCGTTTCGTCGCGCTTGCTGAGGATAGGCTTTCCAAGGCGCTCCGCACCGAGGCGCAAGAGGTGCGCGTTACGCTGACAGCCGATAGTCAGGGCCGCGTTACACTCCCTGCTGACTTCCGTGAGCCGCGCTCAATCTACCTGACAGGATCGCCGGGGCGCGCTCTTTCTGGCGGCTCTCTTTCTGCTCTCGACGCGCTATACCCGAACGCGGGGACACCAGAAGCGTTCTCAATTGGCGGCGGATATCTGTATCTGCGGCCTTCTGCGGCATCGTCCGTAACGCTGACCTATTATTCCGGCGTGCCGCGCCTCACTAGCGCCGCGCCGACCAATACGCTTTTGACGCGATATTCGGATTGCTACCTCTACGGCGTGATTTTTGAAATCCTCGTTTGGGCGCGTGACGCTGAAGGCGCGACGTTGGTTAAGTCCATGCTCGACGATGCGATTATGGAGGCAACGTCAGATGACCAACGCCGTCGCTTCTCTCTGATGCAGGTTCGCATGACAGGGGTGACGCCATGAGCATTTCGAGTGCGATTGCAGACGCTGCCGCGATCTTGTCGATTTACGTCCCAACAAGCCCGGTGTCGAATACCAGCGACACAAGCGCTGCAAAGCTTCTGGCAATTGCCCATGAGGCTGGAGACGACATTGTGCGTCGAGCTGATTGGCCGCGATTGCTGAAAAACACAACGAGTTCGGCGTTGCCTCTGGCCGTTCCATCGGACTTTCTCCGGCTAGTTCCGGGCGGTGCGATCAACCTTGTTTCATCGTCTCCAGCCCCGGCGCGAGGCCCGCTATCATCTGATCAGATGGCCGCGATTTCCCGCCTTGGAGTGACGACCGCGCTTTATTACGCGATTGAGGGCCAGTCTATTATCGGCTCGCGCGCTCTGACCGTCGGTGAAAGCATATCGGTCTATTACATCTCGAAAAATTGGCTTGTTTCTCTGGACGGGACGACATTTAGCGAGCGCGCAATTGCTGATAGCGACGTGGCGCTTTTCCCCGAGCGGCTTCTCGTCAAGGCTATTGTCTGGCGGTATCGCAGGGAGACCGGCCTTCAATACCAGGATCAGCTTGCCGAATGGGAAGCCGATATCGCGCTTGAGATCCGGCAAACGCGCGGGGCTACGGTATGACGTTCACCACGGCATACGCTCGCAAGTCTGTTGCTGCCGGGCAGGCCCGAAAGGCCCCTGCGTGGCAGGGGAACGCTGCTCCTAGTGTCAACATGCCAGCCGCCTTCAAGGTGCTGTCCTACCGCGCCCCCGTTGGTGGGCTGACGCTATTCAACGACCTTTCGGACGTACCGGACGGCGGCGCGCTTATTCTCGACAATTATTTCCCAGAGCGTGATGTCGTTCGCCCGCGTGGTGGCGCTGAAGAACGCAATACCGGGCTTGGCGCGACAGTTCGGGCAATCGGGGTTTATGAGGCGTCCAATCGCAAGGCGTTTTCCTTCTCCGGTGCTGCAACGGACGATATCCACGATATCACCAGCCCCGGCGCTGTTGGCGCGGCCCTAGTGACCGCGCTTGCCAATACCACATGGTCATTTGCGATGTTCACGACCAGCGGCGGGCCGTTTCTCATCGCGGCGGGGTATGGCAATGCCCCGTTGAAATATAATGGCGCGACATGGTCAACTGCCCCGGCAATTACGGGCGTGACGGCTACAAACCTGTCATATGTCTGGCTGCATGCGAACCGGCTATTTTTTGTCGAGAAGGGGACCACAAACGCATGGTATCTCCCCGTCGATAGCGTTGGAGGTGTGGCGGTCAAGTTTGCGCTTGGCGGTGAATTTCCGCGCGGCGGAACGCTGGTTTCCGGCGCGACATGGACCACGGACGCTGGCAATTCTGGCCTGAAATCGACGTGTGTTTTCATTTCAAGCGAGGGAGACGTTGCTGCATACGATGGCGCAGACCCGACAACATGGTCCAAAATTGGCACTTATGAAATCGCAAAGCCCTGCGGCATCAACTGCTTTATGAAAACCGGTGGCGATCTGTCGATTATGACAGAAGACGGTCTTGTCGCCATGTCTCATGTGATCTCGCTCGATAGCGCCGCGCTTGCCAACGAGAGCGTATCTAAGAACATCCTTCCGCTTTGGCGGGATCGTGTAGCGCGCACCGATACAACGCTTTGGCAGATCGCCCGCCGGGATTTCGCCGGCATGGCAATTGTGAGCGTTCCAAGCACAAATGTTGATCCAGCCTACCAATTCGTTGCCAATTTCCAGACTGGCGCATGGGCGCGCTGGTTTGGGTGGGACGTGCAGTGCGTGTCCGTCATCAACAACGATATTGTTTACGGGACCAGCGACGGGCGGATCATGACCGGGGACACATCTGGTTCAGATGATGGCGCGCCATATACGGCTTCGTGGATTGGCCCGTTTCGGATGGAAACTGCGAACATCATGGTTGCGAAGCTCGCGAGAGCCGTAGTGCGATCCGCTGAGACGTTCGAGCCGCAAATTACGGTCAAGGCTGATTTTGATACTACCCTTCCGACGCCCCCACAATCTGGTGTCTCTGTTGGCGGCGACATATGGGATACGGGCATTTGGTATACGGCTGTGTGGGGGCGAATTGACGCAACCCGGATGCCATGGCAGGGCGTTATTGGAAGCGGGTCAGCTCTCGCGCCATGCATCCAATATACGCTAGGCCAGCTTGAAAGCCCGCGCATCGAGATGGTGCGAGTTGATCTCGTCTATGAAGGTGGCGAGGTGGTGGCATGACCCCCCGCATGGTTCGCGATGACGAAGGGGCTGCACAGCTCGCCAATGCGCGCGGCGTCGTCATCCCGCCGATCTATGAGGAAATGCGCAGCGTCACGGGAACACACTTCCGGCGCTGCTTTATCGGCTGGCGCGTCACTGATGGCGAGAAGGATCACGGCTACGTCATTCTGTTCTCGTCGGTCGATGGCGAAGACTACGAGATCATGGCCGATGGCGGTTGGACCATGCGCGAGGCACGTAGCCTGTTTCGCATGATCTTCAACGACATGAACCAGCCGCGTGTTTCCGCTCGCTGCAAGGCTGAAAACACCAAGAACATTTCCGCGCTCCAGCGCATGGGCTTTGTCATTGAGGGGCGGAAGCGCCTTACCGGTGGCGACATCATCAATCTTGGCATGATCCGTGAGGAATGCCGCTTCCTGAAGGGGGCATGACCTTGGGAATTTTCAAACCCGCGAAATTTGACGCGCAAGGGGCTGCGACCGCACAGGCGCAAGCCAACAAGGACGCAGCGATTTCGACGCAGCTTATCAACATGGTTGATCAGCAAGGCCCGGATGGCTCGCTGAAATACACCCAAACGGGTGAGCGGTCATACACGGACCCGACAACCGGAAAGGTAACGAACCTCCCGTCCTTTCTCGC